ACAAAAAGCAAAACCTGTAGAGCTAAAAGAAGATTATTAATGGCAGTAGAAAGCGCAGCAGATAGAGCGATATTTGTCGGTGTCGATGATTTCGGCGTTGCGGCAATATATACGCCATCGGGCGGGTCAGCTTCTACTGTGTCCGGCATCTTTGATAATGATTTTATCGAAATAGACGCTGGGGGCGGGATTGGGGTAGCTATGCAACAGCCGCGTTTTCATTGCCGCACTAGTGACGTTTCTAGTGCCGCAGAAGGCGATGCGTTATCTGTTAGCGGTGTTAGTTACATTATTCGCATTGTGCAGGATGACGGTACCGGCATGACTGTGTTTGTATTGGAAAAACAATAGATGGCGCATGTAAGAAATCAAATTCGCGACGCTATTGTGACTGCACTGACCGGCCTCACCACAACCGGAACTAACATTTTTCGCAGTCGGGTTTTTCCGTTGGAAACAACAAAGCTACCGGCCTTGTGCGTCTTTACTAAATCTGAAGATGTTGAGTTTGACACGCTTCACATCCCACGTTCAATTAATCGCGTTCTTGATGTTGCTGTAGAAGCATACGTTACAGGCACAGCGAATTATGATAATACTTTAGACACGATTGCTGTAGAGGTCGAAGAAGCTCTTGCGGCAGACGTTACGCTTGGCGGCAAGTCAAAAGATTTGCAAGTCATAGCGTTTGAAGCTGATTACATTGGGGACGGTGAGCAAACCGTTGCTGTGGGTCGCTTCACAGTTCAAGTGCAATACCGCACTCTTGAAAATGATGTTGAAACTGCCGCTTAGAAAAGGAAATCTCAAATGGCTACTCTAATAGGAAAAGACGGTGTTGTGAAGCTGGGAAGCAATGCCATTGGTGAAATCCGGTCTTACAGTATTGAACAGACAATGGATGTTATTGAAGATAGCACTATTGGCGATACTGACCGCACATACAACGCCGGTCTAAAGTCATTCTCTGGCTCAATGGATGTATATTTCGATGATGCAGATGCCGGTCAGCTTGATGTTCAGGTTGGCGACACAGGCACAATCTCTGTGCAGGTTGAGGGTGACACATCCGGCGACCATAAATTATCTGGCGCAATCTTGGTGACAGGTCGCACAATCACAGCGTCTTTTGACGGTATGGTCGAAGCGTCTGTGACTTTCCAAGGTTCCGGTGCGTTGACTGAAGGCACTGTTGCTTAATGTCTCTAGGTAGCAAAATCGCTGAAAAGCGCAATAAACAGCGGCGCACGATTCAAGTCTCTGAGTGGGGCGATGAAACGCCGTTGTCTATTTATGTTTCGCCTGTAACAGCGGGTGACATCGACAAACTGCAAAGAAAGCACAAAGACTTTCTTAATAATATGACGATTGCCGGAATGGTTGATTTGATTATTGCAAAAGCAGAGGATGCAGACGGGAAACGGCTGTTCACGCTTGAAGATAAGTTCACGCTAATGGCTGAACCTGTTAATCTGATTGCAGAACTTGCTGGCAAAATGTTTGCTGATGTTGAAAGCATTGAGGAACAGGAAAAAAACTAAAGGGCGATGCGTTTCGGTTCAATGTTTTAGCCTTGGCGGATCGCTTACATAAAACGCAGTCAGAAATTGAAGAACTATCATTATCAGAAATGAATGAATGGTTCGCATATTTTAAGGTGTTAGAAGATGGCAGACCAAAATCTTAAAATTCAATTATCTGCAATAGACAAAACGCAACGCGCATTCGGTGCGGTGCGTAGTGGGTTAAAGCGTGTTTCTGGCTCAATCGTAAACGTAAAAACCGCGCTAGTCGGCCTTGCTGCGGGTGCGGGTCTCATAAAGTTTGCGACCCAGATTGATGACCTTGCTAAAGCATCATCACGGCTTGGCATCACTGTGAATGAATTACAGTCATTACAGTTTGCGGCATCTCAAACAGGCGCATCATCAGAAGAGCTTGAAAAAGGTCTAACACGTTTCAGCCGGTCAATCTCTGAGGCGTCATCAGGCATTGGCACCGGCCTTAGAGCTTTTGAGGCATTGGGTGTGACTGTAGCTGATGCGGCTGGCGGTTTGCGACCGACTAATGAGCTTTTAAGCGAGGTTTCAGACCGTCTTGCCACAATAGAAAGCCCAGCCGACCGCGTTCGCATAGCGTTTGACCTGTTTGGTCGTTCTGGTGTCAATCTTGTTAATACTTTGCAGAATGGGTCTGGTGAGCTTACTAAATTACGGGCTGAGTTTAACGCCGTTACAATGGAGCTTACAGGCCCACAAGCAAAAGCCGTTGAAGAAGCCAATGACAGATTTGACAAGCTGGGTCGTATTTTAGGGTCTATCGGTCAACAGATAACATCAGTTTTATTACCGGTTCTTGCAAAAGTTGGCGAGTTTATTGTTGTTAATATTCTTAAAGCGTTAAGCGGCGCGACTAGGGCTTTGCGTAATTTCTTAAATGCGATTGTTGACCTTGCTGATGAAGTCGGCATTCAGATGAATAAATTCACATTTGGCGAGGGGCTAAATGAAGAGCTAGACCGCATTATATTTAATTTAGAAAACGCTGGAAAAGCCAGTAAAGACGCAAATGGCGATTTAAAGGTTCTTGTGAACACTTCAAACGGGGTTGCCGGTGGGTTTGAGCGCGTCAATAATATGGCGGCAAAGACTTTAGCAACCTTTGATGAATTTGGCGACAAGATTGGTTTCTTAAAAGCCAAAACAGACACATCCAGAACTGCGCTGCAACAGTATGAAGATGCAACCTTAGATGTCAAAGATGCATTGCAGAAAACAGCGGTTGATGGACTAGTATCAATGGAAGATAGTTTGCTTGGCGTTATTCAAGGCACTATGTCAGCAAAAGACGCTTTCCGGTCAATGGCGCAGTCTATTCTTGCTGACTTGGCGCGTATTGCAATCAGGCAACAAATCACCGGCAAAATTGCTGGTTTTATTGGCGGGTTTGGCGCACCAACCGGAAAAGCAATCGGCGGGGCTGTTCAACGCAATCAGCCTTATATGGTCGGCGAGCGTGGGCCAGAAATGTTTGTTCCTAATCAGTCAGGGTCTATTGTGCCTAATGGCGCAGGTGGTGGAGGCGGCGTTGTGGTTAATCAGACAATAAACCTGTCAACTGGCGTATCACAGACCGTCAGAACAGAAGTTATGAACATGATGCCGCAAATTCAACAAGCCGCAGTCTCAGGCGTTCTTGATGCAAAGCGCAGGGGCGGTTCATTTAGCAGCGCATTCGGGGCTTAGATATGGCAATTACTTACCCTTTAGCATTACCAACCGGCGGAATTGCTAGAATTAACCTTTTGGCGCGGAACACAATAGGCGTTAGTTCATCGCCTTTCACTTATGCACAGCAAGTTTATAAGCATCAGGGGCAACGCTGGGAAGCAGATATTACATTGCCGCCTATGAAACGCGCAGATGCCGAAGTGTGGATCAGCTTTTTTATGAAGTTATATGGGCCTTATGGCACGTTTTTGCTTGGCGACCCTAATGGCGCAATAGCAAGAGGAACAGCATCATCAGCGGCAGGCACACCGGTTGTAAATGGCGCATCACAAACAGGTAACGAGCTCGCGATTGATGGCTTGCCAACTTCTGAAACAGGATATTTAAAGGCAGGGGATTATGTTCAAATCGGCACAGGAGCAAGCGCACAGCTTTATAAAGTGCTTGATGATGTTGATACAAACTCGTCAGGGGAAGCAACTTTGCAGATATGGCCTGATTTGCGTTCAAGTCCTGCTGATGGTGCCGCCGTTGCTGTGGCTTCTGCAAAAGGTCATTTCCGGTTAAGCACATCCACAACTGACTGGCAAATCAACAGCGCAGGGTTTTACTCAATGACCTTTGGAGCGATTGAGGCACTATGACCAGAAGTTTAGGAACCAACTTTGCAAATTCACTAGCGGCTGATGAAATTCAGCCTTTTTTTGCTGTTGAAATGGATTTCTCAGGCGGTGCCATTCGCTTGTGGGGTGGTTATGGTGATTTGACTATAGACGGTGATACTTACACTGGCGGGGCTGACTTTCTAAAGATATCAGAAGTCGATGAAACATCTGAAATTAAAGCGGCTGGCATTAGCGTTCAGCTTTCCAGTATTCCAACGTCTCTTATTGCAACCGCATTGACTGAGACATATCAGGGGCGTGATATTACGCTTTATTTTGGCACGTTCAACAGTTCTGGCGCGGTGAATGATACGCCTTATGTGCTGTTTAAAGGTCGTATGGATGTGATGAGCGTCACAGAGAACGGCGACACCAGCTTCATAACGGTATCAGGAGAAAGCCGTTTGATTGATTTGGAAATAGCGCGTGAACGCCGTTACACTTCTGAAGACCAGAAAATTGATTACCCTGCAGACAAGGGTTTAGAATTTGTTGCTGATTTACAGCAAAAGGAACTTATCTGGGGTGGCAAATAATGAGTTGGTTTTCCTCATTTGTTGGCGGTGTTAAACAAGCAGCAAAAGACCCTGTAACGGTTATAACCACTGCTTTCTATATTGCCACCGGTCAATATGCTATGGCGGCTATGACTGTCGCGGCGGCTGGCGCATCTAATGCATTAGCAGCAAATGCCGCACAAGACCTGCCAAGCTATACTGATTTTGCATCAGAAGTTACCGGCAGAACGCAGATGATTAAACAGCCGACCCAGCCGCGCCGGTTTGTTTATGGCAAAACAAGGGTTTCCGGCTTGTTGGTTCACGCAGAAAGCACTGACGATGACAAAAAACTGCATTTGGTGATCGCAGTTGCAACGCATGAGATTAATT